TTGCTGGTAAGTTAGTTAAGTTTGCACCACTAACTGCTGGTAAAGTTGCAGGGAATCTAGCATCAGGAATAGTTCCACTTGCTAAATCAGCAGCATCTAAGTTTGTTAAATTAGCTCCTGATACTGCTGGAAGTGTTGCTGGAAATCTTGCATCTGGTACAGTTCCAGATGTTAAATTAGATGCACTTAAAGCAGTTAAATCTACAGCAGCCCAACTAAGATTACCATTAGTGTCGGTCTTTAAAAACTGACCATTAACAACATTGTTTGGAAATGTAAGAGTATAACTTGCAGCCGCACTATGAGCTGGTGATTTTAATTTTATACCGTGACTATTGTTCTCACAGTTGAGCTGTAAAGTACCAGCATTTGTATTACCTTTAACTTCAAATACACCTGTACCGTTTGGATTTACTTTTATGTTTCCGTTAGTTGTACTTGTGTTGATTTCTCTTGCTTGAACATCAAGATTACCACCAAGCTGAGGTGTAGTGTCATCTACAATATCTTGAGTAGCGGTAGTTACAGTAACAAACTCAATAGCATTACCGCTAGAGTTTACTTTTAAGGTTTTGCCTGCTGCACTTCCAAAGTTGGCTGGAGTGTCGGATAATCCAGTAAAGGTAGAACTACCTCCACCTCCACTTCCTCCATCATCAGCAATTATAAAACTACTGCTTGATGCTTGATATTTAAGTATCTTACCGTCAGCTGCACCAGCTGTATTAACATCAGTTAGTGCATTTATAGAGTTACTTGATGTAACGTCAGCTCCAGTTGCAATACCTGATAATTTTGTTTTTTCTGCATCTGTAAAAGCGTTAGTATTACTTTCACCTTCATATGCAGATTTAATTTCTGCACCAGTTTGATCTGCTGTAGCTGCTGTTTCTATACCATTTAATTTTGTATGGTCAGCATCAGTAAATACATTACTATCTGTAGCAGCCTCAACAGCAGCTCTAATCTCGGTATTTGTTTGATCTCCTGTAGCTCCAGTTTCTATTCCATCTAATTTAGTACCATCTGCTGATACATCTCTACCATCAACAGTTCCAGAGGTAACAATATTTTGACTACCAAAATCAGGTGATATTTTAGTACCCGCAATAGCAGCTGATGCATTAATATCAGCATTTACTATAGTACCGTCTTCTATTTTTAAAGATGTTACAGCAGCATCTTTAATTTTAGCTGTGGTAATAGCAGCGTTTTCTACGTCGTATGTTTGTATTAACTGATCGTTATGCTCTTGTAATGATCTAAGAACTTGTTTATGGTTATTATTTAGGTCATCTGCTTTTACAGAAGATCCAGCTGAATATGTAGCTCTACCTTCTACAGCAGTATTACCATTGTTAAGTAAGTCTGTTTGACGTACTATGCGAATTACTTTAGGGCTAGCTGGAGCTGTAAGACTTCCTGTTGTATTCCAAGTTACTGTACCACCAGTAGTAGTATAGTTAGGTATAGTGTAGTCATTCTGGCTAGACCCTCCATTTGTACTCTCCACTCCATCAACATATACTTTTATCTCATCTTCAGAAAATGTAGTAATAGTAAATGCAATGTTAGAGCCATTCGCCGTTTGTTGGTGAAAGGATTGTTGTGACATTATTTATATATGTTGAGGATGTTTGCAGTACTAGACTGCTTTTGTTTTTGTGCTAATTCTTCTTCCTGTCTTTCTCTAATTAGTTGTGCTATCTGTGCATCAGAACTTATTGTCGCCCACGCCTTACGTCTAGCATTATAAAATAATCTTCTTAATACTATGTTATGGTAATAGTCTCTTGCATCATACTGTGATCTTTTACCAGCTCTAATGTCAGCATACATCTGCTCCATAGATGCTATAATTTTACGATCTTTTGCAAGTTTATTAAGTTCAAGTTCAAGATTTTGCATGCCTATAGCTTGCTGAAACTTAGATCTTACTACTGGTTGACGAGTTAGATTAGTACCGTCTGGAGCGTAGTATGTAGACTGTCGTAAATCGTATCCACTATCGTATAAGAAGTTTCTACCGGGACTTTGATCTAAATTAAGACTTATAGGACTAACAGCATTATATGCACGAGTTAAAAAGTCCCAATCTTTAATTGGCTGACCGTTTAACATATCGTATTTAATTGGCAGTTGAGTGTTTTCTCCTGCTAATTGTTCAAACAGTAAGTTACGGTTACGAATAGATTGGTCAATACCAGATCCTATTTCACGCATATAAGGAGTAAATAATCTACCTAACTCATTACGTAAACCAGCTAAAGGTATTTGATTATTAAGAAGTCCAGCTACGATACGTGGACCTTGACCGGGTCTACCACCAAATAAATCAACAAAGGACTGTATGCCTGCTAAATATGACTTACTGGTTATAGCCTGTGCTACCACAAGAGATATCTTACCTAATTCGTTTTCTGTCCACTCTGCACCCATAAGTTCACTAGCGTCACCAACGTCAGCTATTGTAGACATAATAAGGTTGAATGGTTCAAAGTTATCATATCCTACACGTACAGCTCCGATTTTGATTGTTCTAGGTTCCCATTTACCGTCTATCCACATCTGTCTTTTTTGACGATCTACTGGTCCATTTCCATTCAGATCACCACGCATCCAAGCGTTTGCTGCCATAAAGACAACAGCAGATCCCATAGCAAGTCTACCTGTTTGTAAAGCTTTAGCGTTAGCTAACTCAGTAGCATTAGTAATACCATACTTACCTACAGCATCAAGCTTATCAGGACTTGCAAGTGCTATATCATTAAACTCTTTAACTAAGAAGTTAAATCCGGGTGTATACTTACCTGTTAATGCAAGACCATTTACACCAGTTCTAGCAAACAAAAAGAATGGTTTAGCTAGAGGTGTAGCACTAAATACATCATTAAGACCTTTTGCAAAGCCAGTTAACTCTTGTGTTAGTGTGACTTCTTTACGTGCAAACTTAGTAGCTTCGTCAACTATATCACCATTTGCATCAAATATTTGTGCATAAAAATCATCTTCGTAAGCTTTCATAAGTTCTTTTGTTATCTTAGGTGTTTTGTATCCACCTTCTTGTAACTCTAGAACTTTACGCATAGCTTTCTCACGCATTTTAGCACGACCTAATATATACGCAAATGCGTCGTCAGTCGCAGCCATAAGCTTAGTAGAATATGCAAGAAAATTACTGTTGTTCATCTGACGTGCCATGTTAGCTACACGAAAAGCTGCTTGCTCTCCAGCTGATGCTCTGCCACTATCTTCTGCCCAACGACGTAAGATCTCCCAGTTTTCATCACCTTTTGTATACTCAGAAAATCTAGTTTTTATAGTTGCTATATCTCCTTTCCAGTATGAATTTAGTTTATCTCTAAATAATGTAAACGATTCTGGTATAGCTTCTACCATAGCGTTAACAGAAGACAAACTAGCTTTTAATGTAATAGCATCAGAGTTAAACGGATAACGTATACCAGCACCAATAGCTGTAGCTAGCGGTCTTAGAAATGTTGCAGCAGATGTACCCATCATTGCTCGGATTGGTGTTTTAGGACCGGATAAGATGCTGTGTGACATAACAGCTTCTAATTCACGTATAAGTGTACCAGTTCTATTTATACCACCCTCCTCTAGAGCTCCACCAAGTATAACTTTTCTTGCCCAGTTATCAAAGTCATCTAGATTATTTACATCTTTCATCATAGAAAATGCTTCAAATACTGCTAAAAGTAAATCGTCATCACCTTCTTTAGCAATATTTAATACACCAAGAATTGCGTCTCTAGAATCTTGCATCTCTTTAGTCAATGCTTCTTCTAATAAACCTTTACGTTGCTTACCAGCACCTAGTCCTCTAAAGCTGTCTGACTTTACAAATCTAGCTTTTTTAGTCATATACATTGCTGATAACATTGTATCGACTACTTGTTTAGCTGGTCCATCTATATCTTGTAAGTTGACTAAATCAGATATTTCTCTACCAGCTATGCCTGTATCACGTAACTGTTTCATTAAGGTACCTAATACTAAGTCAGCAGTCACTACATCCCTAGAAGTAAGTATTTCAACTCCATCTACTATGTCTTTTGTAGCTTCTTCTAACTCTTTTAAGTACTCTGATGCAGACATATCAGCTGCATTTCTACCTTGTGTGATGCGTTGATGAGCTTCTACAGCTTCTTTATATGTAGCTGCTAGCTTCTTTCTATCGCCTTTAGCTTTAGCTAGTTCTTTTGCAAACTTATCACTACTCATTAAATCTTTAAGAACACGCTCTACAGTTTCCTCGTCTGTGCCACCATACTGTGCTATACGCTCTCGTTCTACAGGTGTGGTTACACTACCAGCAGATCCTTCTTCTGATCCCCACTCCTTACGAGTACGAGATAACTGTTGACGAGCTACTTCTGGTTCAACCTCGGATATGTGTGCCCCTTGGTGTGGTTCGGCTATAGGTCTGTTTTTATCTGCTCTAAATTCTGTTTCTGCTCTACGTATCTGTGCTACGCCTGCTTCAATAGTTTGTTTATCTAAGCTTTCGTTTCGTTTAACTATCTGATCTACAACTTCTTTGCTACCTTTTTTAAGTGTATAGGCTATACCATCAAATACTAATCCTATACCCATTCCTTCTATGATGTTTTTTATCTTCATCATAACAGGGTGGTCTGTGTCTTTTGTAGATAGTGGTGTATCTGCCCACCCATATCTATCTCGTAATGCACCTAATGCGTTCTGCTCATCTGACTCTTTAGATACAAGGTCAGATACAGCTCCGATTGCCGCACCTCTTGCTAGACTGCTGCTAGTTAAACCAACAAGTCCAGCTGGTATACTTATTATACCTGTTGCTGCCGCAGCCTTAGCTGTGACTACTGTTCCTAATGCCAAGCTGCCAAAATGTACAAGACTTCTTAACTGTTTACCCCACCATGTTTTGGTTTCTATAGGATTATCGTAAGAATTAAAAGGAGTCCACTCAGGTTTATAAAACCCTTTTTCTTCCTTTTCTCGTTGCATTTCCCCTGACAACGCATCCATAGTGCGCTCAGGGAATGTGGCTAGTGATGATGCTGTATCTTGCAAACCACCAGAAATTATAGACTGACCTTCTTTTATAAGTGCCTTAGCACCCCAAGTATTAGCGTTACGTGGATCAACTTGCTCTGCTTTAGCTTGCATCTCTTGCTCTTGCTGATTTGTAGCAGCTAGTTGTTTTGCCTCTTCTCGCTGTCTAAGCTCGTCTATAGCTTCTCTGGTTTTGTTTGCAACAATATCTATCTCATCTGGTTCTTGGTTAGGAGACCCATAAGATTGTGTCATGGCGTAAATACATCTCCTTCACGTATTTGTTTTTGTGTTTCAGCTTTTACTTTTTCCCTTCGTTCTTCTTTTTGTTTCTTTTTAAATTCTTTTACAGCTTCTGGTCCTTTCTTTTGTGCCTTCTCAAGATCAGTTAAAATAACATTTGCAATCTGTGGAGCTAAATTATGTAACTGTGCAGATGACATATCTTTTAATTGTGGAAATACTGAATCTAAAGCTTGTTGTTCTTCTAGACTAAACTCAGTAAGACTTGAAACAGTTTTACCTTTTTTGTTAATAGAAAAACCTCTAGCGGAATTTGACCTATTTAATTTATAACGCATAGCTTCCATAGCTATATAGTCTTGAAAGTTTGCATCAAATTTAGCCTTACTGTTTAAAGTTCTAACTATCCCGTTGTTTGCATTAGCTATTTCTAGCAACTGTTTACCTGTTAGACCATATCTACCAATTTCAATATCAGGATTAAGTTCAGCAGCTGCTAATACAGAAGTAAAGGACACATTTGTTAATTTTCTACCAAGCAAGGTTTGAGCAGATATATAACCGTTTGGAACTCCGATATAAGAATTGGTGGTAGAATTTGAAGCATCGTACCAATCATATCCAGTTTTTTTATTACCAGCTGTACCTTTTCTAGCATCAGGATGTTCTAAATCATCTAATACAAATTTAAGATTTTTACCACCGTCTTTTGTAGCTATATTATAAACAGAATGTGTACCACCAGTTAACATGTTTAACTTTTCAGCTTCAGTCATATAAGGTGAGTCTCTGTCAATATAAAAACCATACTCTTCATCATCTTTAAATGCACCTGTAGCTTTTAAACGTTCCAACATAATCCTACGGGGAGTCATGCCTAACTGTTTGCTATATTGTTTGAAATACTCTAGTACTTCTGCATTAACTTTCCCACCAGTTTTTATATACGTTAATCCTTTTGATAAAAAAGGCTCTTCGCCATCATGTGGTACATTGGACCCAATCAAGCTTGGATCATTTTTGTAAGCTTTTTTTAATGCAAATGATTTTTCAGCTAGTGATATATTAAGTTTACGTGCAAATCCATCATAGTCTCCTCTCAAAAATTTCTCCTGTAGTTCCGCAACTTTTCCAGAAAGAAATGTAAGAGGATCTGAACCAGCAGATACTTCAGTTCCAAACTGGCTTTCTGGACCAGTTAAAGATTCTCCATATTGTGCAAGTAAAACATCGCTTAAGTGCCTAGCTAAAAACGCATCATCTTCAGTAAATGTACCAGCATCAGGAAGTCCTCGATCTACCTTTCTTTGTAATATCATTTGTTTGATTATATCACTTTGATTGTTAATCAGTTTAACATAATCTAACCGTCTTTGTACTTCTGGATCTAGATTACCAACATCCGCAAAAAATTTCTGTAAATATTCTGGTATTTTGTTTCTGTCTGGATCATTTCGATTATATAAACCTGATTCAGTAAATTGTGTTATTAAACGAAATTTCTCAGCTTGAGTAATATCTCTTCTTTCTCTAGTAGCTTCTTCATTAAGCGGATCAAAATACTCTTTTTTCCACGCAGCCAAGTCGGCAGTACGCTGATTTTTGTCTATTTCTACCGTTCCAGCTCTGCCTTCATTTATAGCATTTTCTAGTATAACATGGCGTCTTGATGCTAACGCATATCGTAATGGTTCTTTTTCAGAGTCTATACTGTTAAGATACTCGTTAAAGTTTGCATAAGTTGTACCTGTAGATCCGTCAACGTATTCTACGTTTTCTAAAATCCATGCTAATTTGTTTGCTTCTGTATCATTAGTTTTTGCCAACGAAGCAAACTCATCAACAAGGAAATCAAAAGCTTTTCGTTTGGCTTGTGGATCTCCCGGAAATTGGTTAATAGCAATTCGGTTTACTAATTCACCAGAAAAAATATTTGATTTTATTGGAACATCATTAGCATCTTTTGAATTAGCTGTATCAAATTTGTTTTGTATATCAAGGTTTAATGCTTTTTTTCTTTGGCTGTTTAGATTATTACGATAATTATATTCCCAAGCAGTAGCACGGTCGTCTATAGTTTTTTTTAAGTCTGTATTAATAACTTTTAAAAACTGTCTTCTATAATTACCACTACTAATATCTAAACCAGCTTCTAAAGAATTTGCATGAATAGCATTAGATATTACTCTTTTTACAAAATCATTTACTCCTACTGCTTGACCTCTATCTGTTAGATTATCATAATTTAATTGGTCAAATATATTATTAGCAAGAGTTTTTAGTTGAGTTTGATATTGAGATAGGTTTTCTCGTATGTTACCATCTACCTCAAACTGACCAAGTTGTTCAGCTACAAGCTCTTCTATATCTACATTTTCATCAAAAGTTAGACCTTCAGATTTTAATTCATTAAGTTGATTTATAAATAGATCAGATAAATACTTATTCTTATCTTCAGCTTTTTCTAACTCTTCAATATCTTTTGCATTAAGACCAAAGTTAATTTTCTCTGTTTCTTTTCTAACTCTGTCAGCCTGTACTGCTTTAGCTATATCACCTATACTACCAGTTATACTGGCTAAAGCGGTTAAGTTTTTATCAAATGCTTTACCTCTAAGCTCTTCTATTCTCATTGCCTGATCGTAGAAAGCTTTAGTATTTACAATGTCTTCGTCAATCTGTTTATTGACAGCCTCTGTCATGTCGGCTTCTGTTTCAAGATAATTAGTATCTCGAATATCTGGTAACTGGTCTCTAGGCGTACCTATGACATTACCGAAGTTTTCAAATGAAGATGTCATGATTAACCTTCAAATAATTTATATATACCACCACCGGGTAAGAACGGTGCAGCAATAGATAAACCTTGTTGTGCCATATCTAATGCACCACCAAGTCTATCTCTAGGAGGCATCATAACAGAAGCTCCGTATGCAGCTGGTATACCTAATTTCTGTCTAGCTTTTGCGTTTTGATTTAAGAATCTACGAGTAGCACCTTGTTGAGCATAAGCCATGTTTCTACCAAATGTAGTTTCCATAACACTATCTACTTTAGCTGCGGTATTTAAATATTTTAAATATGCGTTTCTACCAGCTGTACGTGATCGACCGCCTTGTAATGCAATACCTTTAGCTTTTGATCCAAAGAATCTTTTAGCTGCTGTCTCTTTTGCTTTTCTACCCTTGCCTGCTGTATACAATGCTCTTACTTTAGCATCGCTTATATCACGACTGTATCCCATGATATTTCTATTCTTAGCTCTGGCAAAACTTGTTTCTTTGTTAAAGAATTGTAGTTTCTTCTGAGCAAAAACAGCGTCTTTTTGTCTTTTTAGTTGTTGAGCCCTTCTTCGTTCGGCTGCGTTTCTATCTCTGCACACGGCAAAATTCAATAAATGTTACATTGTTTGGCCCGTGTTTTAACTTGCGTAAAAACTTGAAGCCAAGAAACTTTAGTAATCTAAGATGTACTGTGTTTCGACTATCAGCAATATTCCAAAGGAGAGGTTCTGGTCGGTTATCGACATACCGTTTTGCCTCTCTTGCAAATAATACTGGTTTTTCATGGATGACCGGGGTGCAAAGCATCCAAATAATCCCATTTTTTCCGTCTGGATCTACGCCTGCCATTCCAGCAATCTTGCCGCTAGGCGACGTAAAATACACACAGGAGGGGTTCTTTGCTAATAAGGGTAGATGTAGCTCTGGCATAGTTCCATAGCCCTCTGAGAGCTCTCTGCGGTCCTCTGAGCGTAGATTAGAGGCTACATTTACAGCAGCCTCCATCGTTATCGGATGAATATACTTACTCATCTATTTTCTTATATATTGGTTCAAGCTTATCTATTGTTGCTTGCATCCATTCTTGCCAAGGATTATCTCTTTTACTGGCAAATTTGTATCGTTCATACCATTTATTAGTTTTCATTCTCCAATAAAGGTATCTAAGTTCTGTTTCTGTTAAGTCTATGTTATACACGTTTGTAAAATCTGGGTGAGTAATCTCCCTCCCATGATAGTGCAAGTAGCGTAGCAGGGGCGGGATGTGTGGATTTTAATGTTATATCAACATTTGTATTTCTTTCATATACAGGTATAGTTTTGATAAACTCTTCTAGATATGGTGCATCAGCTACATCGTACTCATCTAAAGTTGTAGATTCATATACTTCTGTGTAGTCTGTTTTACCTACACGCTCTAGCGTAGTTTCATATAGACCTATCTTACCAAAGTGTAATCTAATTCTATGTAGAACTAACGATGAGTTTACGTCAGCCGTAGCTGCTTGACCTGTAATTTTTGTAGGATATAGTGTAGGAAACTTAACTTGATAGTCATATATGTATCCTACTTGAAGAGGGTTACTGCTTGTAACTCCTGTTGCCCAATCTCCCGGCAGCGTAAAGCTGCTTGAACTGGCTATTGTAGCCTCAGCATATCGACCAACTCTAGAAGATCCTGCATTTGCATCTATAACGACTAGAGTATAGTTAGGTGTGGTAACACTTGATAGCCAGTCAACATTTGTAAAAGTTGTTTTCTTTGTAGCTGCACTATAAGTACCACCACTAAGATCAACACGGTTATCTAAATGTAACAAGAAGTTAACATTATTCTGATCTATACTTGGTTCTACATCAGGCTCTGCCTGTATTAATTGTAGGCTTTGTAAGTAGTAATCGCTGTCTAAAAAGAAATATTCGTCATCTACAATAAAATGATAAATAATTGGATTGTTAAACTTCCATTTAAACCAAGCAGCTTGTTGCCTCTTTTCAGCTGTTTGAAAATACTTGTAGCCAAATACAATATCAGTTCCTGTTTTACCAAATAAAACTATAGAGTTTTCTCTGGAGTTTGTAATTAAGTCTATATCTTTTGGCAATAGTGCTGGAACTACTTTACTAACTTCTAGGACATTAGGTTCTCCCTCTCTGGCTACGTTAGCCATTTCATTAAATCGACTAAACTTATTAGTATTATCTATATAAGCTATAGTTGTTCCTAACGATATGGGAGGTATATTCTTATTATAGTTAAAGGTAGATATACTTCTAAGTTTAGCTGTATCAGGGTTAAGTACTGTGTCGTCAGATGATAGCAGAAACTGCTGGTTAGTACTAAATACGAGCAAACCAGTATTCAGCTCTACACCATCAAATAACTCTGAAGGAAACATAGATGCAGCTGATATATCAATAGGATCAGATGTAGATACTGTCAGAGCTGTTTCAATAAAGAAATCAGGTTCTCCTAATGTACCCGGTCGACAGGTTATTACATTTTCTTCTGATAAAAATGCTAATCTGTTACGGAAAAATAATACCTTGTTTATACGTTTATCTAGAAACGATGGGAATGTATTTGTACCATCATCTCCTACAAGTCTATCTGAATAATTAAACTGTTTAACAGTAAATTCAGTAGCAGCTGAACGTTGAATAACTAAAGGCATATTATGCAATCTTTTAGCTATAGCTGAGGCTGCACATTCCGTCCAAGATCCAACACCATCTTTATCGTTTTGACCTTCAAATCTTAAGTAGTAATCATCTTCATCAGATATACGAGCGTTAGCTATCTTAACAATATATCCATGTTTACATTGGTTGGGCAAGTTTTGTACATCATTTACGGAACTTTGCATGACTCTCATTAAGTCATCTTCAACAACATTAATATTAAAAGAAGTTGTGTCACTAAAAAAATAAATACCATTACCAATGACCTTTGTACTTACACCGGAAATACCGTTAGCAATCGCTGTGATTCCTCCAATAACTGTATCAGATGTAACTGCTGTATCAGCATCGAATGGTGTGGGAGTTGGTCGTAATAGTGCTAAATTAGCATTGACTTGTGTAGTCTCATGATCCTCTACAGTAATTTCGTAAGTAGCATCTCCTCCGCTTGATGTACCACCCTGAGCTGAATCAAGTATAACTTCAACCTTATCTCCTGTTACCCAGCCTTCTCCGCCATGTAATAGTACAACTTCTCTTTGATAACTACACCTAAATTTTTCGTTATTAGTTGGAGAAGTTCCTTGCTGGCCTAATATATTAAGTCTAAAAGTAAGATTGCTTTTACCGCTAGTAACAGCTTGGTTGCTAGAGTTTTTAACGGACACAGTAGTAGTGCCTGAGTAGCTGCCCGCTGCTGTTACTGTAAATACTTGAGTACCGATACCGGGACAATGCCCTGTATCATCTGTCTCATCTAAGTTATCAGCTGTTAGCCTAAGCTTGGTAGCACGGTTAAGTGTTGTAGTTGTTGCATCATTAAAGATATCAAGGCCATACTGTCTTCCGTTTTCTGTACGTAATAGCTCGACAAAAGCGTAGTACTTGTGTGGTGTTTGTTGTGTAAGTGGTTTGATATTAACATTACCTGATGTAGTTGCACTACCAGATGCTGTTAATGTAAACGTGTTTGGGTTGGCAACTGTAGCAACTACAAGATTAGCGTCTGAAGCAGTACCTGATGTAAAATCTGCATAGACTAACTCCCCTGCTGTCAGTCCGTGATCTGTAAAGGTAACTGTAATAGTAGTTCCTGACTGACTATATGTTGCTGTAAAATAATTTCTAACTGTAGTGTAAGGCAAACGAGCATTAGTAGAGTCCCTATTACTAACAAATGTACTATCATTAATAGTTAGAAACTGCAAGTTTTCTGGTGCTGCTGTTTGCAGATAGTTTTGTATAGCTGTTTGCCCACCTGTACCATAAACAGTAGTCATGAGCCGCCCATCACTACAACGCCAAACTCTTAACTGACCATCAGATGCAACTTGACCTATGTAAGATCCTTCAGTCTCGTCACGAAAGTAATGAAACCAAGAGCCACCAGACTGTACATTTTTTAACTTGCCTTCGTCAGTAGATACTGCTCTACCAGAATCAGAGATTAGTGAAGTATCTATTCTTTTACTTCCCGGTCTTTTATATAGTCCCTTAGTTACGTCAGGTATAGCGTTGAGTATTTCGGTTACCTGACCCGGAAACTTTAAGTTGTCAGGCTGTTCTGACATACCTAAAGAAAACTGAGGAATAGTTTGTGTTATGCCTGCCATTATCGTCTAAGGTTTCTCCAAGGTTGATAAGCTTGATATGTTGTATTTTCTGGTAGACCAAACATGCTGTAATCTGCTTGGTTACATTCATACTCATTAAGAGCACCTCTTGCTTGTTCTTCTTGTACAGCTAATAATCTAACTAATTGTGGGTTAGCAACAAGTTGTGTAGCAGCAACTCTAGATGCTCTATATGTAATGTAACGTCTAAATACTATAGGTAGATCTTCAAACGGATATAACCGTACAACATCAAGACTAAGATCTCCGTCAAATTCATCTGAATGAGTTTGTTTATTATATAGTTTACCGTTACGTCGTACTAGATTGTTGGTTCTTTTTGCATAATTATCATGAAAGTCCATTGATAAAATATCATTACCAATAATTATGTTTTTGTTTGCGTCAGGTGAAAAGGTTACGTGCTCCTCTCTGTTAAAGTGCCACCCCTCTGCCTGCGTGTCTACGTTGGCATCACGAAGTAGGTTATATACAAAGGATATTTCTGGGTTAGCAAAATTAATTGTTGTGATTGGTGATTGTCCAATAGCCCCCAGTATATTGTTTACTGCGGACAGTTCGGTGTCGATGTCAATAGTTGTGGAAGCCATGAAGTTTTGTAAATAAAAAAAAGGAGGCCGAAGCCCCCTGTATAAATAATATTCTCTATTATGAGAATGATGCGTTAGAAACAGCAGTGTTATTGAAGTTAGAAGAAACGTCAATTCCAGCTACTAATTCAACAGCAGCGGCAGGGTTTAGGAAGTCTGCACCCATTGCTAGGCGACCTAAGATTACGTCACCTTGGTATACAACTGAAATGTCTCCAGATGTTACCTGTACTTGTGGGCCGATTGCTTCAACTACACCACAAGCCTCTTTCTGGAAGATTAATCCACAGCTATTAGCAAACTTCGCAGCTGTACCATAGTTGTTGATTGTCTTCTGTGTGTTAGAGTTTGAAGGTGTTGTCTTAGAATCCTGATCTCCCATTGCTTCACCTACGAAACTACCTTCGTTATCGTTAGAAGCTCTTGGATTCATGTCTGTCTTAGTACCAAACTTACCAAAGAACGGAATGTTCATTGACTTGAAGATTCTGATACCAGCGATTTCGATGATGCCATTACCAGACTGTAACGCTGTACCTTGTACATCACGGTTAATTAAACCATTGTTATTGATGTCTTGGATAAGTGCGTAGTACTGTCTTGGGTTAATTACAGCAACTCTACCGTCACCACTTACTCCTTTTTCGTCAAGGATTGCAGCAGCGTCATAGAAAGCGTTAACTAAGTGACCAGCATTGTAAGCATCAGCAGCTACTGTACTGTTGGCAGCACCAACTTTAACTACAGAACCACCGGGCTCAACAAAGTTACTCATTGTAACTGGGGATGGCTGTCTAGCAGCCTTTGTGATAGCTCTGAAGATTCGTCTATCATAGTTTTCTGCAAGAGCGTAACCGATCTTACGAGAAATTTCACCACGTAAATCGTAGTGTGCAAGTGTCTCATCTAATTCATAGACGAACGCACTTGAGATTAAGAGATCATCGCACTCAATAGTTTTCTCTGCTACTGGAGGTGTCTTCTCATCGTTACCAAGAATGCTCTGTCCGGGGACATGGAACTCAGCTTTAGTTCTACCTGTGTAGATGAACTGTAGACTACGGCCATTTGATAGTGTACGTCTTGTCACTAAGTCTCTAGCTATAGTATTGTGCTGGAATCCTTTGAACATCTCTCCTGAGAACAGCTTTAAGTAAAGTGCTCTTCTTTCGTTAGCTGTACCAAGTCCTGTAAGTGCGCCATTATTAGCACCACCATAAATAGGACCATTGGCTGTAGCTGTTGTGGCTTGTTGTGCCATTGTTCAAATTAAAAAAGTAAAGGTTAGTATTTCTTGTACAAATTTTTTCTCGAGATTTTTGTGGTCTATCCCACCGTCTAGACGGCTCAAGGTATCCTCCGTAGAGGGCTCTCGCCAATAGGTAAGGGAGGACTCGAACCTCCCAGTGTGCCACTTACCTGTTGGATGTGTATGCGATGCCACGATACTTAAGTTTCATAGCTCTAGCATTATCTCTTTGCTCTTTGATTCGAGCTTGTAGTTCTACTTGAGTCATAATTTACCTCAGTACCTGACCCCCGTTCCATGGTCAGATCTCATGCGTCCCTAAGGATGAACGGACGTGGCATTATTTCTTCTTTTTATCTTCTTTCTTTTTTTCTTTTTCTTGTATTGGTGAATACTGAACTGGGTGTGCTACACCGAGTCC